GTGTTTTCGCTGACAAGCGCACACGTATTGCATCAAACTACTTTTCACATTCAGACCTTTCGGTACAGATGTACCAAGGTGCTGACTGGTACCTAACCTACGGTTTCCTCCCATTCTTTATTGAATTGGATGAGGAAGCAAAGTTGCCGCGCATCCGCCTAGAAAACCCACTGGGTGCTTACCCAGAATTCGACCGCTACGGACGCTGCATTGCCTTTGCAAAACGCTACATGACTTCTTTGGCAGAGTTAGTTTCATTATTCCCAGAGTACGAATACTCCTTGTTAGGTGGCTTTGGCTACAAGCAGGATTTGAATACTCAAGTTGAAATGATTCGTTACTACGACAAAGACCAATCAATCATCTACATCCCTACAAAGGATAATCTAGTTCTTTCACAGGCTAAGAATCCATTGGGTAAGATGATGGTTGTAGTAGCCCGTAAGCCATCTATCGATGATGAACTTCGTGGACAGTTTGACGACATCCTTGGAATTCAATTGCTGCGTAACCGCTTCGCGTTACTTGCGATGGAAGCAGCAGAGAAGTCAGTACAGGCACCTATCGTACTTCCACAGGATGTACAGGAGTTGCAACTTGGTGGAGATGCGGTTATTCGCACATCCAACCCAGCAGGTGTACGTCGTGTAGAACTTAACATTCCTGCAGGCGCATTCACAGAGCAGAGTTTGCTTAATCAAGAACTACGTGTGGGTGCTCGTTATCCTGAATCACGTACTGGTAATATCAACGCATCAGTTGTTACAGGACAAGGCGTACAGGCTCTTATGGGAGCCTTTGATACACAGGTTAAATCTGCTCAAGCAATCTTTGCATCTGCGCTACGTGATGTTATTAGCACATGTTTTGAAGTAGATGAAAAGATTTTTCCACAGGAAAAGACAATCCGTGGTGTAGATTCAGGTTCACCTTATGAAATTACATACTCACCTAAGAAAGATGTTAAGGGTGATTACTCAGCAGACGTTCGTTACGGTATGTTGGCTGGTCTTAACCCAGCACAGGGACTTATCTTCATGCTACAGGCACTTGGTGGTGGATTAATCTCCAAGGATATGGCTATGCGTGAACTTCCATTTACAGTTAACGTATCTCAAGAACTAGAAAAGATTGAAATTGAAAAGATGCGCGATGCGCTTCTTGGTTCTCTTACTGCATACACACAGGCAATTCCACAGATGGCTACAAGTGGTGGAGACCCAAGCGTCATCGTTAGAAAGATTGCCGATGTTATCAAGGCACGCCAAAAGGGACAGGCACTTGAAGATGCAATTGAAGCGACCTTTGCTCCAGAGCAACAAGTTCCTCCTGCTGGGGTTCCATCGGTTGAGCAACCGTCCCCTGTTCCCCCTGGTTCTCCAGTAGGAGGCTCTCCAGAAGGCGCTCCAATGCCAGAAGGAATGCCACAAGGAGCACCACAAGCACCACCAAGTATTCAAAGTTTACTCTCTGGTCTAACTGGCGGAGGAACACCAACAGCATCAGTAAGAACAGTAACGCGTAGATAACGAAAGTAGGGGACAATGACAACAATAATTGGCGTGCAATTAGAGCACGGCTGCGTAGTTGTCAGCGATAGTAGAATTGCAGCAAGTGGTAAAGTATATACCCACCCTGATATGGTAAAAGCCGTACAGCGTGGTAACTATCTTATTGCAGGTGCTGGTGACTATCGTGCTTTGCAGATTGTATTGCATGGATGGACACCTCCAATGCTTACGATTAAAGCAAAAGAAAATCTCTACGAGTTTATGATTAACAAAGTAGTGCCGATGTTAAAGTTGACACTCACTCTTGCTGGTATAGAACTTAGCAAATCATCAGATGATTCAGGAAACAAGTTTGAGTTAAGTCTTTTAATAGCAGTTAACGGAACTATTTTTGAAATTGATTCAGATTTTGCAGTAGGAATGAATAGCACAGGATTTTATGGCATTGGTTCAGGTGGTGACTACGCAGTAGGCGCACTACATGCTGGAGCAAGTACATTAGATGCAATGCGGATTGCAGCAATTAACAATAACGAGACGGCACCACCGTTTCATATTCTTGAACAAGAGACTAAGTAGGAGGAATCATGGCTGTAGAAAATCGCGGAGGTATGCGCCCAACAGCACCACAGAACAATCCTGCTAATATCAACCCACTAGGTGGCAATGGTCAGAGCGGCAATGGAACACAGGCTCCCAAGTACATTCCTGGTATGGGTTACGGACAAGGTCAGGCTACAATGCGTCAGCAAGAAGGCGCACCGATGGCTGGACCAGCACCTACAGCACGACCTGCTGCACCGACTATGTCACGCAGTATGCCTATGGGAGAAGTACGTCCTTTAACTGCACCATCTGACCGTCCAGACGAACCAATTACTGCTGGCGTTGACTTTGGCGCTGGACCTGGTTCTGAATCTCTTATGATGCCTCAGCAACAGGAAACAGTTAACGACCCTGATTTAGATTTAGTACGTGAGTATTTTCCAGTTATTGAACTATGGGCAGAGCAAATAGATACTTCACAGGGTACTAAGGATTATGTAAATTACCTTAGGACCATTCTATGAATTTATGGGAATACATTGGTAATCTTCAAAAAAGTATGGGAAACGATGTCAAATCAAGTGCGGTCCCAGCAACTAATGGCCGCATTCCTTTTGGCGTAACTTTAGATACTTCAAAATCAATCCCTAGCAAGGATGGAAGTCGTGTTATACAGTCACGTTTTGCACCAACACGTAAAGTAACAAACCAAGACATTGAAAATAGTCGTGTTAATTTAATAAAAGGCGTTGCTGCCGTATCTGGATTTTTTGGTTCTGCCATAGATAAGGTTATTCCAGAGTCAGTACAGAAAAAAGTTTCAGAAGTAACAGAAAAGCCTATAAATTTATTAATGGCTGGTCAAAGAAATGTACGTTCTAACTATTCTTTTCTCCGCGGAGCGGTAGAAGACAATGTAGCAAAGGGTATGCTTACTGCTTTAAATTTTATTGCTAGTGGAGCAGCAGGAGCAACTGCAGGCGCTGGTATTGGCGCAGCAGCAGGAGCGCCTTTTGGCGGAGTTGGTGCAGGACCTGGTGCTATTGCTGGTGGAATTGCTGGGTTTGTTGTAGGTGCTGGGCTTGGCGGTGCGCAACAGCGTGATATAGCAAAGTCTGGTGTCTTAGGTAGAGAACAAAAACAAGCAGCACTCTATGCAGATACTGCCGTAGGACAAGAACACTACAACTTTGGTAGAGATGCTACAGTTCAATTAGCACGCATTATGGGGTTTAAAACTCTGGGAGATACCAGTATGGGTATCGGTGCCGTTACCTCTGGTTTACTTAATTTTGGTTTTGAAATTGCTGCTGACCCGCTACTAAAGGGAACAAGCGTTGCTGGTAAAACAGTAGGAAGCCTAGTTAAAGGTGGAGTTGTACCTAAGTCAGAAGGTTTATTAGCAGATGCGCTTGGTCGCGCTACGGGTCTTAGAGAACTTGAATTAGCCGATAGAGCAGAGGCTGACGTTGACCTACTGAAAAAAACTGGCGCTGGAGAAAAAACAGTCTATACAGATTTGTTTAACTTTTTTAAAAATAACGACGCTGCAACAATAAGAAATCATCCAACTTTAAAAAACAATGATATGGGAGCGGTTGCTTCCTCTCTTCTTGCAGGTCAATCAGACGAAGTAATATCACTTGTTCTTCGCATTGGCCGCGATGACCCAACTGCATTAGATGAACTTTTAAATAATCCAAAGTATGCAGATACTCTTGCAGAGTTTGACCGATATGAGTCTGGTATTATTGCTCTCGAAAGAGATGGCATGATGTGGTTTAATCATGACAATAGTGTAATGATGCTTGGTAATAAGTACTTAGATGGTGCTGATTTAATTAAAGCAGAGTATGCCGCTCTTGGTGCCAAAAAAGAATTTCTTCAAAAAGCAACAGACCTTCAAGGATGGTTGCAAACAGATAGAACTGTTTCCCCATTTGCTTGGGTTGAACGTCAAAGAAATGATAGAGCAGTCCGTGCAACAGCACTTGGTCTATCTGGAGAAAAATTAGGCTTTAATCCACTCAAGTGGAGCGAAAAAGATATGTCTAACTCTGAACTTATTCATGGCATTCGCCAAGAAACTGGTTCGGGCAAAGTGATAACATCTTTGTATAAAAATAGCATGTTTTCAACACCTATGCAACTTGTTCACCGCGCTCTTGATGATGCACCGCACCTTACCATTAAGTTTGATGAGGGTGTACAGTCTGCAACTCGCATGCGCACAAGTCTTCGTGATGCTGTTCGTTATAATGTTATTGACGAGACTAAAGCACTTCAAATTTTTA